ATGATGAGAAATGAAGTGGTAAAGCAGGACTGGCACCCCGCTAATGTTGTAGCGGCTGTCCATGTCAAGGGGCTCACCCTCCGTGAACTCTCCCTTGGTGCAGGGTTGAAGCAAGACTCGCTAAAAAATGCGCTTTATAGAAAGTGTCCCAAATATGAGCGCATTATTGCCGCCGCAATAGGCGTCAATCCTGAGGATATCTGGCCCAGCCGTTACTCACGAGAGGCTGCGTGATCATGTTTGTCTCTGTAAATGAATTAGTCGGTATATCTGGACTTCCTGGCACAGTGCAGGGAATTCGTGCAGCACTCAACAAATGGGCTTGTGACGGCATGAAGCGGAAACGCCCTGGCACAAAGGCGTTTGAGTACAGCATTGATTGCTTACCGACAGCTATCCAGGAGCAGGTGCGTACTCGCTATGTAAAACAGATGATGACTTCTCCAGTAGCGGCCCTAGCTCCCGTTACACCGCAGGGAAAAGGTCGTGATGAGGGAAAAATCGCCCTTTATCGCAAGTGCCCGGCACTGATGGAGCAAAAACTGGCTGAACTCAACACCGCACAACGTGAAACCGCTGACGCTCGCATGGCGCTGGTCGCAGAAGCGTTAAAACTGGGTTCAATTCCAGGCTATAGCTGCGCTAAGGCTATCCGAGAGCTGGTCAAGCAAGCCAAAGAGGGAGCATTGCCGAAGCGCCTCGCTGAGGTTGCGGCAAAAGCCAATGCCAAAAAGGGAAAAAGCCGTGCGCTGAGTGAAATCACGCTAAAGCGCTGGGTTGCCGACTATAAACGGGCTTCCTCGGCTGCCGAACGTCTGGTTTTGCTGGCTCCCGGTAAGCGCCAGCCAGTACCGCCAGAGCAGATAGCCTGGCTCCCCGCTTTCCTGGAGTACTGGCGAGATCCCAATGGGATTTTGATGACCGAGGCTTATGAGGCATTTGTCGCGGAATGGATGGATCGCTATGCAGATCAGCCGGATATGCAGGCGGCTGTGCCCTCTTATGATGCAATCCGCTATGCAATGGACAAGCTACCTGCGGTGGTGAAGCAAAAAGGCCGGATAACGGGCAGCGAAGCTCGCCAGATTGAAGGTTTTGTCCGCCGTGACTGGAATTGCCTACCGGTGAATTATGTCTGGATCGGCGATGGTCATGGGATGAAGGTTAAAGTCGCGCATCCTGACCACGGTAACCCATTCTCACCCGAGGTGACGTTTATTCTCGATGGTAGCTGTCGTTACATCGTGGGCTGGAGCCTGGCATTGTCCGAGAGTGTGATCGCGGTTGCCGATGCACTGCGCTACAGCATAGCGAAGAATGGTAAGCCCTGGATTTATTACTCAGATAATGGTGGTGGTGAGACTAATACGGCATTTGATGCGGATATAACGGGTATTTTGCCTCGCCTGGGTATCGATCACCGGCTAGGTATTCCAGAGAACCCACAGGGCCGGGGCATTATTGAGCGCCTTAACCGCACATTAGGGATGCGCATCGCGCGCCAATTTGCCACCTACTACGGCACCGGGGCAGATAAAAGCACGGTTCGGCGTATGGGAAAAGCGCTTAAATCAGCGCTTAACGCTGTTGATAAGGGCAAGGTGTTAACCGCCAAACAACAGCAGACATTACGTGATTTGCCCTCTTGGGACGCAATGGTGGCCGCCATTGAAGACGGGATTGAGTGGTACAACAATCGCCCCCACTCATCCTTGCCTAAGCGGGGTGATGGCGAGCATTTCACACCAGCACAATTTCGGCGTTACAAGCTGGAAAAGGAGGGTACGCAGCTTGAATGGCTGTCCAACGTCGAATTGCGCCATATGTTTATGCCGCAGATTGAGCGAACAGTAAACCGTTGTGAAGTCAGGTTATTCAATAACCTTTACTACTCGGAAGCATTACGCAATGAGCATGGCCGCCAGGTGTTGGTGAGCTATGACGTACATGATGCGTCCAAAGTTATTGTCTGCCGTATGGATGGCACGCTGATTTGTGACGCGATTTGGGATGGCAACAAAAAAGAGGCATTCCCGGTTACAGCGGCGTATCACAACCGCCAGCAGCGGATCAAAGGTATGCGCCAGCGTGGCGAGGAAAAAATCCGACTGGCCGAAGCCGAAAATCAACAGACGTTACCTGCACCGGGTGCGCCAGAGTGGCTCCCAGCAAATGTATACCGCCCTATAGGAAATACGGCCCTAAAAGCGGTCACGGTGGAAGTGGAAGATGTAGAAGACGACGATGCATTCCAGCGAGGCGTTGCATTGCTGGCCAAACAGAAAGCACGCAATAGCGGAATTTAAGCAAAAAAATAACCCGAGCAGCCACTCAGGTTATCTGGAACAACAAAGATCATAAAACGAGGGAATTATGAGCGATATTAATGCGATTAGCAAGACTATCCGTGACATGGTTGATGCAGAGAAAGCCACTATGACCCAAATTGCCAGCGAGACCGGCTTCTCGGTAGCGGTGATCTCCGCTTTCGCCAATGGCAATTACAAGGGGAATAATGGACGTGTAGCGGAGGCCGTCGAGGTATGGCTGGATAACTACCAGCAAAAATCAACACTGGCCGAGCCTCCGCGCTTTGTTGAAACACAAACAGTGCGCCAAATCTGGACGGTATTCCAGTTTGCACAGTTAGCAGAGTGTATCAGCGTCATTGCAGGTAACCCTGGTGTAGGTAAAACCGTCGCGGCGCGCGAATACAGTATTAAGCCGAACGTTTGGATGATGACGGCTTCCCCCTCCTGCGCCACCGTTACGGAGTGTTTAACCGAACTAGCCGAGGTTTTAGGTATTAGCGATGCGCCTCGCCGTAAAGGCCCATTGGCGCGCGCTATTCGCCGCCGTATGAATGGCACCAGTGGCCTGGTTATCGTTGACGAGGCAGATCATTTAAATATGGAGGCATTGGAGGAGCTGCGTTCTCTGCAAGATGCGACGAAAATTGGCATGGTGCTAATTGGTAATCTACGGGTATTGTCACAAATGACCGGTGATGGACGCCGTCCGATTGAATTGGCCCGGTTGTTTAGTCGAATTGCTAAACCATCACGGATCCATAAGGCTAAAAAGGCCGATGTTAATGCTATTGCGGATGCCTGGGATATCAAAGGCGAGGCAGAGCGTAAGTTATTGCACGCCATTGCCGAGAAACCCGGCGCATTACGCGTGCTATCGCATACCTTGCGACTTGCACATATCACGGCAAGTGCAGATGGCGAGAAACTAACTGAGACCAATATTCGTGCTGCATTTAAAGACCTGAATATTGATACCGACTTAATCGCGTTAGGAGGTTAATTATGCCTGTAAATATGTTTGATGCTGTAAATGCCGTTCGTCGCATGGTGGAGCCAACAGGTGCCGTTATTGGTCGCTCAAAGCGTTACCGTCAGCGCCCAGCGGTAGAGGTATTAGGCATGACGCATCCCCCCGTTGACGGAGCCATCGAAATCACAGTAACAACTGACGGCCTACGTCGCCGCGTTCATGCAGTTAGAATCAACGGTTGCACGGTTTATTGGGAGTAAAGGCGATGACACAGAAAATTACCGCCTATGCCTGGGCTAGCGGTTTGATTGAGTTTGGTAACAGTGTTCCGCCTGGAGCATTACCTATCGCCAAAGGCGATAAACAACAGATTATGGATAATGTCATCGTATTGGCACGGCATTCGTATAACGGGCATGAAATTTATGTTCCGGGTATCCCGGAGGCCGATTCACAGAATGATGCTGTTGACGCGCTATTGCACTTTTCAAAACTGATTAAGGAGCGTTTAAATCGCTGAGGTAATTAATGGTAATGTCAGATGATGATCTTATCGCACTGGTGTTTTTTGTGATCATTCCAATCATTCTTTCTTGTAATAAAAGGAGCTAGTTATGGTGCGGGTTGTTTTTGATTTTCATGTTGATGGCGATACTTCAACAAAGTTACAGGATGGGCGGCTTCAACATAATACTGAGGTGGGTGTCACCATATCTATTGATGGCATCAATGACAAAAAGAAAGGGCTTGATGCTGTCTATGCCCTTGCTATGAGTGAAATATCCAGTGAAATTATCAAGCTGGTGAGTATGGAGGTCGATCGTGCGGTAGCCGCATGTGGCGGTGAAGTTATTAATACCAAACTTATTTCAAAGAATACGGAGTGTAGTCATGGCAACAAAAACCAAGCGCATTAAATCCGCAGCAGCGCTATATGTTCCGCAGTCAAAAGCGGAGGCCGCGAGTGATATCCGCAAAATCGGTGACCTCCAGCGTGAGGCGGTTCGCCTCGAAACGTTGATGAATGACGATATTGCACAAATTACACAGCGATGCTTACCCGAAATAGAAAAGATTAAAAATGACTTGGAGGTACTTTCTAAAGGGGTTCAAAATTGGTGTGAGTCTCACCGTGATGAACTCACAGAAAATGGCAAGACAAAAACAGCCAATATGGTAACGGGTGAAGTCGCCTGGCGTAATCGCCCACCCTCTGTATCTATTCGTGGGGTGGACTCGGTTCTGGAAACATTAAAACGCCTCAAGTTAGAGCGTTTTATCAGAGTTAAAGAGGAAGTTAATAAAGAAGCTATCCTGAACGAACCGACGTCTGTAGCGGGTGTGGCAGGTATCTCTGTAAAATCAGGAATAGAGGATTTTGCTATCACCCCATTTGAACAAGACGCTGGCATTTAAAAAAGAACGTTAAACCCTGTTTTAATTTGGCGCTCGCGTCATGGGTTCGTGCGCGCCAAATTTATCGGAGCAATATTATGGATAAGAAAGAAATCTATGACGCAGCATTCTCTCGCTGGGGATTTGACGCCCAAATGCTGGTATTAAACGAGGAGGCCAGCGAATTAGCCGCCGTCATCAGCCGTTTCCTCAACCATCGCACCAATATTGGTAAGGTGGTATCGGAAGCCGCAGACGTTGAAATTATGATTGAGCAGTTACGGAATAATGGCTTTGGCGGTGAGTTGGACAACGAAAAATCGCGAAAATTAGCACGCCTCTCCCGGCGACTGGGAATACCTGCAAGTGCTCCTGCTCAACTCATACCACCGCCATTCGAGTTGATTGATGAGGCTCTTGAGCATATGTGCATGGCTAAAGGTTTATCCATGTCTGGCAAAGCGAGTCATAACCGACAGGCAGCTGCGCACTTGCGTTTGGCAATGGGTCGCATGATGTATGCCGCGCAGATTTGTGTTCGGGATGCGCAACGTATCGAACAATCTGCTGGGAGGGGTAATTCATGATGAACTCACATAAGAAAGCCATTGCCGAAGAGGTTGTAAGGCTACGCACTCGTGGTTTTTCTTTTGTAAAAATTAGCGAGCTATTGGGGAGGGAGTGTGAATAATCTATTACAGAGGGTTCAATATTTTTTCTGGCGACGTCGATTGATGAAGGCAGTATCGTCGGAGTTGGGCGATCAGGCTGCTTTAATTGCTGTGGAATTATGGTCCTTCTCACCAGAGAATGATGAATTTAACTGGCACCATTATGATGCTGTCGATGTTGCTAAAGAAATGATTAAAAATCATCATGGGATGCTAACCTATGACTAAGCAATGGTTGAGATATTGTAATCTTCCCTCATTTGTAAAAACTGTCTTTTATGATAAAAGAAATGCTATCGGAGGCTATATGCCTAATGAAATCACAATGAAAGATGAATGTCGGCCTTTGTTTATAGCCAGTGGCATGGGTGAAATGTTGGCAAATAGTGATGATAAAAAGGCAGCTGTTGCCGCCTTAGATGTTTTATGGAGATTAAGCCAGAAACTACTCCAGGCCGAGCTTATCTTTAAAAAATTTAGCTAGCATACTCTTGCTGACGTCTTTAACAACATCAAAGGGGGCGTCAGCAAACTCTTTCTTGATTCTCTCAAGAATTGGCTTTTGGGCTAAAGCACTCGCAAAATCATGCCCATTCTGGGTTAGCCTTATTTTTCGCGCGGAGTTTACTCTTGGTGTGCTATTTGTCATGTGTATACCAATGCATGATGGAGAGCCCGTTTCTAACTCATCATTACTTATGAGTCCATTCTCTACCATTAATAACAATGTAAATAAAAGGATCTCCTCTTGCTCATCATTCACCTCAAGGATTCCGGTATCTTTTAATGTGATAAATGCATGGGGAGAGTCCAAGAAAATATTAAGGATTTTTTTCATTTCATCATAATCAATACGCATTCATATATCTCCATTATCAATTACTATTGAATGTAGTATACACGCTAGGAGACACACCATGCAGCGTACGTCCCTCATTAAGTTAATCCATATCGCCCGCCGTGATCTACACCTCGACGAGGATACCTATCGGGCCGTCCTCATAGCAGCCGTTCCGGGTAAACGGAGTTGCCGCGATATGACCGACAACGAGCTTAAAAACGTTCTCGATGCTTTTAACACCCGAGGCTTTAAACCTCACGCAAAACCCCCGCTCAAGGGGATAAAGCCTGCGACGATCCCCGCAAAAATTCGTGCAATATGGCGCACCATGCACGACGAGGGCTTCATTAAAAATGGTGATGAAGTTGCATTGAATGCCTGGATAAAGCGTACGACAGCCACGCTAAATGGCGGTCTGGGTGTGGCACAGCTTGCCTGGTTAAATCGGGACAGTGAACTGGCCGCGCAGGTGTTGGAAAGCCTTAAAAAATGGCACCGACGCTGCATGTTGTCGGCAATGCCGCCGGGCAATCCACCGCGTGGCTATGATGCGCTCTGTCGTGATTATTTGCGCTACCGGGCAACTAAACGATGACAAAAATCCCGCTAATCGGCGGGATTTTTTATATAATGGCACCTTGTACTGTATAAACGATCATGAGGTGTCTATGGCTGAGATCCAAACTGATTTATTTGAGGGCGATCCCGATGCGCAGCAGCTGTTCGACCATATGGACGAAATTCCGGTTAATGAGTTGGAGCGGCAGTGGCCGCAAATGCTGGTCGCGCTGATCGATGTGCTGGAGTGTGAAATCAAGCGGCAAGCTAAAACCCCGCATGAACCGCGCCAGCTGGCACGTAAGCTGGCTGCGGCAATGAGCCATTATATGGGTGGGCGTTCTTACTATCTTCCTAATGGGGAGGTGCTGTTTAACTCGCTGCGCGATGATAAAATCTACCGGGAATATGATGGACGGAACATGACCGCACTGTTGAAAAAATACCGGTTGGGTCAGACCCAGTTTTATCGCATCATAAGTCGCCAGCGCAAACTGCACATGAACCGCTACCAGCGCGATCTGTTCGCTTCGCATTAAGTCACGCCGCGTGCAATCGGCGGCCCTCCAGAGGGCGGATTGCAGTTTCACCGGCATATGCAAATCCCCTGAGTACCTCTCTGTTTTTTATCCTGTTCGCAGATTGTGACGAACGGATAGCCTCATGCCCAAACTCCCCCCTGCATTACGTAAAAAGTTACTCGCGGCCATTTTGTCCGGTGCCAGTCTGTTGGGGATCACCGCAACCTATACCGGCTATTGGGAAGGGAAAGTTAACACGACCTACCTGGATCCGGTGAAAATCCCCACCATCTGCTACGGCCACACCGGCCCTGACGTTAAGCCCGGCATGTACAAGACCGACGCAGAATGTCTGGCCTTGCTTGAAAAAGATCTGGGCGGTGCATTTCAGGCGATTGATCGCTATGTCACAGCCCCTTTAACGGACGGTCAACGTGTGGCGCTGGCATCGTTTATCTACAACGTAGGGGTTGGAAAATTTCGCAAGTCCACACTCTTAAAGCTCATCAACGCCGGGGAAATGCCCGCCTCCTGCAAAGAATATCCACGCTGGATCCGTGCAGGCGGTGAGGTACTCCCAGGCCTGCGTGATCGGCGCAATGCGGATGAGTGGCTATGTACGTTCGACTTGCCGAAAGCCGATTAAGCCAATATTGGCGAGTGGTTACGCTGGGGTTGCTGGTATTTGTTCTGGTTCTGCGGGGGGTCTTGTGGCTTGGCTAAAAGCGAATGCGGCAACGCTGTTTATGTTTGCGGTGATCGCCTGTCTGGGGGCCGCTGTTGCCTTTCTTTATCACGACAATGGCACCTTGCAGGAAGACAACGCGTTACTGAGGCGAGAGCGCGACGAGGCGCGTTTTATTCTACAAAACCAGCAACGGGCCATGACGCTGTTTAACACGGTTTCCAAGGCAGTACGGGATGAGAAAAAACAAAACCAGCAAGAGATGGACGTCATCCGGCAAGATGTGCGCGAAGCCCTGGCGAATGATGCCCCGGCTGCTGCCCTTGTGCCTCAGCGTGGCGCTGACCGCGTGCGGGACGCCGCGCGTGCAATACGTACCGGTGCCGCCCGTCCCCATCCCTGACGAGTTGTTGGCGGATTGTCTCGCGCCAATGCCGCCAGAGCCATTCACCTACGGGGCCAGTGTGGATTACAACCTGCAACTGCTGGCCGTGATTAAAAACTGCAATGCCGATAAAGCCGGGATCCGTCAGATAGAGCTTTCGCGGCACCCAATGAGCAAAAAATAGCGATGGATGATTTTGACCGCGCTGCCGAAATTGAAGCGCGCTTTCAGGCGGAGAGTTTAGCGGCCCAACTCCGCAAGGCCCACCCGGCCTTACCCGTGACGGCTTGCCGTGAATGTGAGGACTGTGGCCAGCTTATTCCTGTTCAGCGGCTCGCCATCGTCCCAACGGCGGTGTGCTGTATTGATTGCCAGCGTTTACGGGAGGTTCGGCGTGTTTGAGTTTCTCAAAGACTACTGGGGACAGGGGCTGTCAATTATTAGCACCGTATATGCCGTCGCACTGTTTGTGTTACGCCGCTCGTTCGCCACCGTAGAGGCCGTTGGCAAGCTGGATGAGCGACTGCGCAGTATCGAAACCCAGCAGGGCAACTTGCCATCACAGGCCGAGTTTAACGCCCTGAAAGAAGAAATGTATGAACTGCGTGGCGATCTGAAAGAGACCAACGCCGCGCTGCGGGCAGTATCCCATCAAAACCAGCTGATGCTGGAAAAAACCATCAACCGGAGTGAGTAATGCTTGATGATATTCTGACGCAGGATCAGCGCCTGGTTATTCTGCGATCTCTGGCCGAGGGGGGTCTGGAGTTAGGCGAGTCCGTTTTACAGGATTGCCTTGATGCTTACGGCCACAACATTTCCCGCGACAAGGTACGCACCTTGATCCACTGGCTTTCTGAGCAGGGATTAGTCCGCATTGAAACCCTTTCAAATGGCTATTACGTCGCACACCTGACAGCTCGCGGACAGGATGCCTCTGAGGGGCGTGTCGTTGTGCCGGGTGTAAAAAAGCCCCGCGCTCGATAAGGGAGGCCACATGGAAAAGAAAACGCGTGGCCGCCCCAGCAAAATTGATCGCCTGCCTGACGCTATTCGCAAGACGCTGTTTGACATGCTGCGTGAAAAGCAGATCACCCAACAGCAGATCTTGGCCGAAGTAAACCGACTGATTGAGGATGCCGGTTTACCCGATGAACAAAAGTTGTCCCGTTCTGGCCTTAACCGATTGGCAACTGAGAATGAACAGTTGATGCAAGATCTGCGGGAACTCCGCGAGCAGACCAAAGCGTTGACGACTGAACTGGGCGATAAACCTGCGGGCGAAACCTCAAAACTGGTGTTAGAGATGGGCCGCTCTTTGCTGTTTAAGGCCATGCGCAAACAGATGAAACAGGCCAATGATCCTGAATCAGAGATTGATGTTGATCTGCTGAAAAACGCCATGCTGGCCGTACAGCGTCTGGAAAATACGGCGATGGTCAACCTTAAGCGCGAAAAGGAAATTCGCCTGGCGTATGCCGAAGAGGCTGCCAACGCGGTTAGCGAGGAGTTACGCGGACAGGATGGGATGAGTGAGGCGTTGGAGCAGCGGATCCGCATGGTTCTGCTGGGGAAAGCGTAAACACTATGACGTCAAAAAAAACGCTTAAAGCGCTGACGGCCCCGCGCCTTATTGACCTGAAGGAAGAAGCCGAACTGCTCGGCGTCACTATCCAGACGGATATCAATGCGATCCACCCTGAGAATGGGCCGGTTTTTCTGGCCTATCAGCAGCGCTGGTTTGATGATGAGAGCCAAATCTGCATTGCGGAGAAATCCCGCCGTACCGGCCTGACCTGGGCCGAGGCGGGCCGCAATGTGATCACGGCGGCCAAGCCCCGCCGCCGGAGGGGCCGTAACGTATTTTATGTCGGCTCAAAGCAAGAAATGGCGCTGGAATACATCGCGGCTTGTGCGCTGTTTGCCCGCGCTTTTAACCAGCTAGCCAAGGCGGACGTCTGGGAGCAGACCTTCTGGGATAGCGACAAAAAAGAGGAAATCCTCACCTACATGATCCGCTTTCCCAACAGCGGATTCAAAATTCAGGCGCTATCATCCCGCCCGTCCAACCTACGCGGCTTGCAGGGCGATGTGGTTATTGACGAAGCCGGTTTCCATGAAGCCCTCGATGAACTGTTAAAAGCCGCAATGGCGCTGACCATGTGGGGGGCTCGCGTGCGCCTGATATCGACCCATAACGGCGTCGATAATCTGTTTAATCAGTACATTCAGGATGCCCGCGAAGGGCGCAAGGATTACAGCGTTCACCGTATCACGCTGGATGATGCCATCAATGACGGATTATACCGCCGTATCTGTTACGTCACGGATCAGCCGTGGTCGCTGGAAGCCGAGAAAAAATGGCGCGATGACCTGTATAAGAATGCGCCCTGCAAAGAGGATGCCGACGAAGAGTATGGCTGTATCCCGAAAAAATCCGGCGGAGCCTATCTGTCCCGCCCACTGATTGAGGCGGCGATGACCCCGGCGCGGGATATCCCAATCTTGCGCTATGAGGCCCCTGATGACTTTGAGCTGTGGAGCAGTGTGCAGCGCGAAGCTGACGTCGATGACTGGTGCCAGTTGAACCTGCTCCCGCTATTGGAGGCTCTTGACCCGGCCAATACGCACAGTTTCGGCGAGGACTTTGCACGCGTGGGCGATCTTACCTGTTTTGTTCCGCTGGCGATCACTCCGTTGCTGACCAAGCGTGAATGCTTTCGCGTCGAGCTGCGGCGCGTCACTTATGAGCAGCAGCGGCAAATCATGCTGTTTATTCTCACCCGCCTGCCGCGCCTGATTGGGGCGGCGTTTGACGCCACCGGCAACGGCGGTTATCTGGCCGAGGCGGCTCGCCTGCATTTTGGCCCGGAAATGGTGGATTGCGTCATGCTTTCGCCTCGTTGGTATGCCGAGTGGATGCCGAAGCTCAAAGGTGAGTTTGAAGCGCAAAACATCACGGTAGCCCGTCATCAGACCACCCTGGACGATTTGCAGAGTATCAAGGTGGTTAACGGTATCCCGCAGATAGATAAAGGGCGCACCAAAGACAGCGAGGCCAAGACGAGTGGTGCCCGCCGTCACGGTGACTTTGCGGTCGCGTTGTGTATGGCGAACCGTGCTGCCTACATGGAGGGATTTGTGCTGGATGATGACGCCTGTCAGGCGCTCCCGGCACGAACACGTGCCCTAGAGGAAGCCACCGACGATCTGAATGATGACTATCACGACTATGAGCGAGGCTGTTGGTAATGGGAAAAATTCTGGATATAAACGGCCAGCCGTTTGATTTTGACCCGGAGATGCAATCTGTGCGGGAAGACCTGCCACAGGTTGCTAGCCGAGCGGCGGAGCATCCGTCATCGGGGATCACCCCTAACCGGGCAGCTTTATGCCTGCGCGCTGCCGAACGCGGCGATCTTATCATGCAGGCAGATTTGGCCGCAGATCTTGAAGAAAAAGACACGCACCTGTTTGCGGAGTTGAGCAAACGCCGTCTGGCTATCCAGAGTGTGGCGTGGCGTATTGAGCCACCGCCTAATGCTCTGGCCGCCGAGAAAAAAGATGCGGCAATGTTGAGTGAGTTTTTGCAGAGTGCCGCCTGGTTTGAAGATGGGCTGTTTGATGCCACGGATGCGATCCTCAAAGGCTATTCGATGCAGGAAATCGAATGGGGATACTTAGGAAAGCAGCGTTGGCCGATCGCCCTTCATTGGCGCGATCCCGCACTCTTTTGCCTCAACCCGGATAACTATCACGAAATCCGTCTGCGCGATGACAGCTATCAGGGTGTGGCGTTGCAGCCATTCGGTTGGGTACGTCATCAGGCTAAATCCAAAACCGGCTATGCCGGGACGCAAGGACTGGTGCGCACCCTTATCTGGCCGTTCATTTTCAAAAATTACAGTCTGCGGGATTTTGCCGAGTTTCTGGAGATTTACGGCTTACCGTTGAAGGTGGGTAAATATCCCAGCGGTGCCAGCAAAGAGCAAAAAGCAGCCTTGATGCGAGCAGTAATGGATATTGGTCGCCGGGCCGGGGGGATTATCCCGGCGGGGATGAGTCTGGACTTTGCGACGGCGGCGAACGGCCAGTCAGATCCTTTCCTCGCCATGATGAACTGGGGCGAAAAGACTATCTCTAAGGCAATCCTCGGCTCAACGCTGACCAGTCAGACCGATACCAACGGCAACCGGGCGTTGGGCGAGGTGCATAACGAGGTGCGCAAAGATATTCGTAATGCCGACCTGCGCCACCTGATTGCCACCCTTAACCGTGATCTGATTTATCCCATGCTGGCGGTTAACAGCGCTTCACCGTTGGATCCAACACGCCTACCGCGCTTCACGTTCGATACGATGGAGCCGGAAGATATGTCCATGTTTGCCGACGCTATCCCTAAGCTGGCCGTGGGGATGCCTATCCCCGTATCCTGGCTGCATGACAAACTGCGGATCCCTGTACCGCAGAATGATGAGCCGGTATTTACCGCCACAGCGGCGACACCGTTACCCACGTCGCAGGCCCCGCTATCGGCACAAGACGCCGTACCGACTCCGCCTGCTAAAGATGCGTTGGATATCATGGCCGAGCATGTGGATGTTGCCGGGCTAAATGCCACGATCGATCCCGTATTGGCCCCGCTGATTACCGCTATCCGCCAGCATGGCCCGGAGGCGGCAATGCAACAGGCGGCGGCGCTGTATCCGCAGATGAATGATGATGACCTGATTGACATGCTGACCCGTGCCGTCTTTGCTGCCGAGGTCTGGGGGAGGCTTGATGCCACAACCGATTGATCTGGCTTATGCCGCTCGCCTACCGCCAAAGGAGAGCGTGGCGTATTTTCGCGCCAAAGGATACGCCATCACCTGGAACTGGTACGAACAACTGGCTGATGTACACGCCCGAATGTTTACCGTGGCCAAAGCGGTAAGAATGGATGTGCTGACGTCTATCCGGGAGGAAACAGATCGGGCGATCAGTGAGGGGATTTCCCGCGATGAGTTTATTAAGACGCTGACCCCGCGACTGCAACGGCTGGGATGGTGGGGAAAGCAAATTGCTGTGGATAGCCAGGGTAATGCCAACGAGATCCAATTGGGCAGTGCCCGCCGCCTCGCCTTGATTTATGACGTGAACACCCGTACCGCCTATAACAGCGGGCGTTACGCCCAAATGGTAAATACGGCGGATTTGTATCCTTATTGGCAATATGTGGCCGTACTGGACAGCCGGACACGTCCGGCACATGCTGCCTTAAACGGACTGGTATTCCGCTATGATGATCCGTTTTGGAAAACGCATTACCCCCCGAACGGTTGGCGCTGTCGTTGCCGGGTTCGGGCATTGTCTGCCGCCAGGCTAAAAGCATTAGGGTTGCGTGTCAGCTACGGGGCTAGCTACCTGCATACACAAGACGTGGACGCGGGTATTGATGAGACCACCGGTGAAGTTTTCAAAACGGCCTCAACTACCTTTAACAATGGCCGGGTAAAAATGACCCCGGATGTGGGCTGGTCATATAATCCTGGCTCGGCGGCATTTGGTACAGATCAGTCGCTCATTCGTAAACTGGTTGAGGTACAAGATCCGGCGTTACGCCAGCAGGTGGTTCAAATCCTGAACAACAGTCCGGCTCGCCAGTTGGCCTTTTCACTGTGGGCGCGCCGTGTCGCCGAGACCCGGCGTGCGGGTAACGGTATTCAGACGCTGGGGTTTATGAGTGAACACATCGCTGATGCTGTGGCCGTGCGTACCGGAACGGCACCGGCACGCTTACTGGCGATGAGTGAAAAAAATCTGATGCACATAGATAGTGATAAACACCAACGTAGCGGCGTAGCGTTATCACAAGACGATCTGGCGCTGCTCCCTCGTCTGTTAGCCCATCCTCAGGCGGTTTTGTGGGATAAACGTCACAACAATCTGCTGTACGTTGTGGCCAGCCGAGATGGCCTTGCCAAAGTCGTGGTAAATGCACCTTTTGGCATAAAGAAGCATCCCGACCAACTGGATGTGGTGATCAATGCTTATCGGGTCGAGAGTCAGGTCTTACAAGGAGATATTGCCGGCGGCTGGCTTGAACTATTGGAAGGGAGTCTGAATTAAGGCCGATGGCAGGGATCGAACCTGCATACATGCCCACGTGACTAACGCGGCACCGACTTTACCGGTTAAGCGTACATCGGCCTATCAGTCAATAGTTAACCATTAACCGGGGATTGGAGCAACCATGAGCACGTTAAATCTCGCGGTCGTCATTGACCAAAAGCGCCTGCAGCGTGCCTTTCGGACACTCATAAAAATGGGCGATGATGGCCGAGGCATTACCCGTGTTGTTGCCGGGGCCTTACTCTCATCGACAGAGCAGGCATTTGAGCGGGAACAGAGTCCTGAGAGGCAAAGCTGGGCTGCCTGGTCTGATCCCTGGCGACGTTGGCGAGAAGAGCACGGCTATCTGCCGGGTAAAATCCTCACGCTACAGGGCGATCTCGCCCGCAGCGTCACCACCGATTATGGCCCAAACTGGGCGATTATCGGCTCCAACAAACCCTACGCCGCGATTCATCAATGGGGCGGAAAGCCGGGTATGGCTCCCGGCCCAGCTGCAATCACCGCACGGCCCTATATGGGATTGGATAGCGCTGGCGAGCAGGAGATTATCGCCGCTATTCAAAAACGCGCGCAAATGGCCCTTAGCGGCGATAAGTGACTGTATCCCCGTCGTTGTACTAGGAAAAGTTTTTGAAAGCGTCACGGCGTTTTTGAAAGGGGTTTGAAAGGGGTATCAAACCCACCTTACGATAAGAGGCTAGTTTGGGGCGCTCTCACCCCAATGTACTAAATGTTTCTACGATGGTTAAGGCAACTTATTCTATCTTCGAAATGGACTATTTAGCTAAATCAGATCTCATAGCTTGTATTAGCCCATCAAATGCCTCATGCCTTTTTGTGCTAGGGCCATCGTTCGTATCGATCATTTTTTGAGCAAATAGAGCAACTTCGGGGGACCCAAATAAAGAGCAATGTGTTTGCCATAAAGCATACTCTTTTGCTGTCGTCTCAGATGGCATCGCAGCAGCTTTATGAATAGCAGATAGTAGCCCTAAATATGCACTCTTTTTTTCCTCATAAAGACGTTCTTTCTGCTTTGTTTTTTTTGCTAAAAAATTGGACATTATAGAGTTTAATATAGTGCCAATACCTAAACCGCCAATAATTCCAAGTAGCGTGTTATAATCCATGCAAAATACTCCCTATTCCTGATTATAAATTATGAGTAATTTAGTCCATTAACTGGTAGTTATCCATTTTTTATCTAGTGCTCAGGTATTCCCTGTGGCATAAGGTAAATCCACCCGATTCGCCATCCCCCTGACAATGGGGGAATGAAAACAAAATCACGCTCCCATAACATCGCCCTGGCCCCGCTGAGTGCTGCCCTGGTAAAACCGGATGAAAACGGCTGGTGCCAGCTGCTACCTGCAGGCCGGGTGCGTTCACGCGATGGCCGCCCCGAGAAACCCGTCGAGGGCTGGTTAGTTGACGCGGCGGCTTGTAACCGTATCCGGGCCAGCCTAGCCGCTCTCAAACAACCGCTGCTGATTGATTACGATCACCAGACCCTGCATACCCAAAGTAAAGGCATCCAGGCACTGGCCGCAGGCTGGGTTAGCCCCGAGGGTATCGAGTGGCGCGAAGGGCAAGGCGTTTTCATTTGCCCTAAATGGACACCCAACGCCCGCCAGCATATCGATAATCTGGAGTACGCCTATCTTAGCGCCGTATTGCAGTACTACGAGGATACGGGCGAGATTATCGGTGTGCGTGTCGCTGCACTGACTAATGACCCCGGCCTGACGGGTATGCAAGCCGTTGCAGCCCTCAGTGCTTCTTTTGTTCCCTCCTCCCAACCGGAGAATCAACCCATGAATGAACAGCTGCGCCAGTTGCTGGCGGCGCTGGGTGTAACCGTTCCTGAAAGCGGCGACGTTACCGCCGAACAAGGAACGGCTGCCCTGTCTGCGCTGATGGCAATGAAAGCCAAATCCGATGCCCATGACGGGCTGCAAACTCAGGTCGCCTCACTGTCGGCTGAGGTCACCACCCTGAAAGGGACGACTCCAGCGCAAGGTTCGGTGGACTTAACCCAGTACGTGCCAGTCGAGACCTTTAATGCCCTACGCACGCAACTGGCTGCCCTGTCATCTGAACATGGTGCGCAATCCATCACGCAGGTTATCGATAAGGCCGAGCAAGAGGGGCGCATCTTTAAATCCGAGCGGGAATACCTGAGCCGCCTGGGAGGGCAAATTGGCGTCGCAGCGCTGTCTGCTCAGTTGGCAACGCGCCAGCCTATCCCCGCACTGACCGCCATGCAGACCACGACCGTTCCTGCGGCCAGTGAGGCGAAAAAAAGCACCGCCGCGCTTTCTGCGGAGGATTTGCAGGCGGCGAACGTGCTGGGGAAAACCCCGGAAGAATTCCTGAAACTGAAAGAGGATGCTAAATAATGCCTACCCCGATTACCCCGGCACAGATCACCGCGCTGATGACCGGCTATCGTGCCGACTTTCAGAACGGGATCAGCATGGCTCCGTCGCAATACCAACAGATTGCCATGACGGTGCCGTCAACGTCCAAGACCAACACCTACGGCTGGCTGGGGCAGTTCCCGCAGTTCCGTGAATGGGTCGGCGCGCGTGTCATCGAAAAGATGAAAGCCTACGGCTACACCATCGCCAACAAAACCTTTGAGGGCACGGTTGCTATCAGCCGTGATGATTTTGAGGACGACAACCTCGGGATCTACTCACCGATGTTTCAGGAGATGGGCCGGGCGGGTGCGATCCAACCGGATGAGCTGGTCTTTGCGGCGTTGCGCGATGGCATTAAAAACGCCTGTTATGACGGTCAAAATTTCTTTGATACCGACCATCCTGTTTACCCGAAGGTTGATGGTAGCGGCGATGTGCAAAACGTAGCCAACATGTTTACCGCCAAGGTCGGGGCCAGTGGTTCGCAAACCAACTATACCGGCCCGGCGTTCTACCTGCTGGATTGCTCCCGCGCCGTCAAACCGCTCATTTTTCAGGATCGCCGCAAGCTGGAGCTGGTTGCCCAGACCAAAGTCGATGAGGGCCGAGCCTTTACGGATAACGAGTTTGTCTTTGGTGCCTCAGCCCGTCGCAATGTCGGCTATGGCTTCTGGCAAATGGCTTACATGATGAAAGCCCCGCTCACCCTGGACTACCTCTGGCAGGGATGGCAGGCCATGCGCGCCTTCACGGCTGATGGTGGCCGCAAGCTGGGGATCAAGCCGACGCATCTGGTTGTCCCGACTGAACTGGAGAAGCAGGCCACGCAGCTGTTGGAGCGTGAGCTGTTTACCGATGGCACCACCACGGTCTCCAACGAAATGAAAGGCAAGCTGAAGTTACTTGTCGCTGATTTCCTGTAACCCGGTTTTAAGGCGGCTTTAGGCCGCCTTATATCCCGTTTCAAACGGAGAGCACTGTGAGATGGACAAGCAATCTATTGATCCGACATTGGCGGGCAACCTGCCAGAAGATAATAACCGTACTCCAGACACTGAGGCTGTGCATCCGGAACGTATTGCCGTATCGGTTTGTTGCCCGCGCCCCACGTTCCGCCGTGCAGGCCTGGTCTTTACTCAAGGCAAACAGACCGTGGATGTTACACCGGAGCAACTGGCTCGATTACAGGCTGAGCCATGCCTCGTTGTGCGCGTACTTTCGCCGACTGGTGATGATGAGGGCGGCGTGGCGGGTGTGGTACATCCAGGCACCGATACTCCGACCTGCGATATGAATACCCGGATCCGCGCTGCCGTTGCCGCGCTGGAGGCAGACAACCCGGCGCATTTTACCGCCGCAGGCAAGCCCAAAGTGGCCGCAGTGGTTGACGTTCTGGGTGACAAAGTGACCCAAAGCCAGATTGATGCGGCACTCAACCAGGACGCCTCATGAACTATGCCACTGTTGCTGATATGCGCGTCCGTTACCGCGATGATTTGCTCAATAGTCTGCTGCGTCGGGTGGGGACTGCCGAGTTGGATACAGAGAAGCTCGATCGGGCGCTAACGGATGCCAGCGCACTGATTGAGGGGTACTTGTCGGCGCGGTACGCGTTGCCACTCTCGGCCATTCCTCGGCTGCTGACCCAGCACTGCTGCGCCATTGCGTTTTATTACCTCAACGATGAGCGGGCTACGGAGCAAACCACCCAGCGCTATAAAGACGCATTGCGCTGGCTTAACGAGGTGAAAAACGGTGACCTGCAACTCGGGGTGGATGAAGACAATCTCGCTCCAGAGGGGATCGACCTACCACAGATGGTGGCCGATGCGCCGGTATTCAGCCGTAAGCAACAGGGGTTTATCTGATGATTGTCGAGACCGAAAACGCCCTGATTGCCCGGATTAATGCGTTGTTTGAGCACCAGTTGCGCCATGTTGGCACCCACCCCGGCGACTGGAGCGAGGAAGCCCTGCATACCATGCTGCTGACCCCGCCTGCGGTGTATGTGGTCTGGTTAGGTGCGGGCGCTGGGCGTACCCGTCAGCGGATGGAGAGCCGCTGGGTGCTGTATGTGGTAGCCGATGTGATCAATGGCGTGGATGTTTCACGACTGGGGCTATACCAGATTGTCGGGCGGCTCATCAGTGGCATATCTGGGTTTCAGCCAGGAGATACCGGTGTGATGCAGTTTACCGAGTCTCGCAATCTGTACACCGAGAAGCAAGGTGGCGTCGGCGTCTCCTTGTACGGTCTCTATTTTACCTGCGAGGAACTGATTGAGCCGCAAACCGATTTGGGGTCGCTTGATGAGTTTTTGCGTCACTGGCAAACATTCCAGCAACCCAACGGGACACCGGTTTGTGAGGCACATATCACCTTACCTCAACAGGAGACACCAAATGAACGATGAGATTTTTATTAAACCGGCTCCGGGGTGTGCCGTACGCGATCCCGTCACGATGGCCCTGCTGGCCGAGCACGGCGAGCAAAAACCCCGTAGCCCGTACTGGCTACGCCGTTTGCGCCTGGGCGATGTGGTTTACGTCTCGCAAGAGAATAGCGCCACCGAAGAGGCCGACGCGAACGCGGCTACCCCGGAGAGCGCAGGCAAGCGCCGCGCCCAATCCCAACCCACGCAATCAGGTGATGAACAATGACGATTTCGTTTAATGACATTGGCACCACTATCCGTGTGCCATTGGCATACATCGAGTTTGATAACTCACGCGCGGTGACCGGGACGCCTCAGAAACTGGTGAATGTCCTGTTGCTGGGGCAAGCCGATATGAGCGGCGACAAGGTCAATGGCACTGGAGCATTAAATGTGCCGGTGCGGATCTCCCGAGACAAACAGGCGATCGCCCTATGGGGGCGAGGCTCGATGGTTGCCAATATGGCTAAAGCTTTTCTGGAAGATAACCCGGACGCCGTGTTGTACGTTATGGCTCAAGGGAATGGCACCGGAAGCGGTGCCGCTGGTACGCTCACCATCAGCGGTACAGCGTTAGCCGATGGCGTATTGAGCGTCTATATCGGCGGGACTCGTGTAAGGGTCTCCGTAGCCGCCCAGCAGAAAGGTAAGGCCATTGCGGATGCTCTGGCGAGTGCCATCAATGCTAATCCTGCCCTGCCGGTAACAGCGGTATCGGCTGCACCGTCCGGGGGAGATGTTAACGAAACCACAAGCGTTGTCACGTTGACAGCCCGTTTTATTTCTGAGTTGTCCATTCATGATCTTCGCCTGAACTACTATGACGGTGAAATGACGCCTCAAGGCATTGTGGTAACCATTGCCTACCCGAAAACCAAGGCAACTAACCCCGATTTGGCCGAGACCATCGCCGCAATGGGTGAATTGCAATACCAGCACGTCATCATGCCTTACCTGGATACAGCCAACTTAAAGCTGTTGGGCAGTGAGCTGCGTGACCGTTGGGGGCCGGTCAAAATGTCCGATGGTATTGCCTGGGCAGCTCATACCGGCACACTGGGTGAAATGACTACGTTCGGGCAGGCTCGCAATGATTTTCTGCTGACCTGTACCGGCATTCAGAAAGCGCCTGAACCCTCATACCTGTGGGCTGCGACGCTGTCTGCGGTGGGATCTAAACATCTGGCTATTGACCCCGCGCGTCCGTTGCAGTCGCTGGCATTAATCCGTCGTATGGCACCCGCAGTAGAAGACCGTCTGGGGATGACCGAGCGTAACACGCTGCTGTATGACGGCATTGCGACCGTTGATGTGGCAGCGGGTGATGTGGTGCAAATTGAGCGCCAGATTACCACGTATCGCACCAATGCTTACGGTGATCCAGATCCGTCCTACCTCGATGTGAACACCATCGCTACGCTGTCATACCTGCGTTACTCGACCCGTGTTCGCATTACCCAGCGTTTTCCGCGCCACAAACTGGCTGATGACGGCACGCCAATCTCGCCGGGGCAGGCTATCGCGACACCAAAAATTGTGAAAACCCAGTTGTTGGCGCTGGCTCAAGAATGGGTAGAGGCTGGACTGCTTGAAAACTTTGATGAGTTCAAAGCATCGCTGATCGTTGAGCGTAATAAAAACGATCGGAACCGTCTGGATGTTCTGTCTAACCCCGATTTGGTTAACCAGTTCCGTATCTACGCGCAGCAGATGCAATTCATTCTATAAGAGGGCGATATGGGTAAAGGATATCAGGGGACAGCGATTATTCGCGTTAACGGTCAGGAGTATGAGTCGCTGGAGGGGGCCACATTTACCCCTAGCGGACACGAACGCAAGACCATCAAAGGCCCCAAGGTATACGGCTTTAGCCGGACACCGAAAGAGGCCACGCTTGATGCCAAGTTCGTCGCCGGTGGTGTGCTGGCTGTTGATGAGATCAACAGCTGGGAGGATGTCACCATTGAGTTTGTCGCCGATACCGGCGAGACCCACATGATGCCGGGGGCCTGGACAACAGAGCCTGCCTCATTAACCGATGGTGGAGAAATCTCCGCCAAGTTTGCTGCTGTTCAAAGCAAACGCATTGCATAAGGAGCCGACTCATGGCGGAAAAAATCGACGAGTTAGAGAGCCTGCTGGATGACAACGATCTCGAAACCGCATTGATGGTAGCCGAGGTCAAACGGCAACTGGCGGAGGGGTGCTTGGCAATCAAGGACGGCCTGCCGTTCGGCCAGGGCGATGAGCGTGAAATGCAATATGACGTCACGCTGCGCGACTTGACAGGGAAAGACATCATTGAGGCCGAACTGGCTGCCGAGCGCGTGGTGGATACCCGACAGGGGCCGCAGTTGGTACGCAGCCCAGCGATGATCAGTTTTGAAATGCTACGCCGCCAGATTGCACGCATTGGCCGGATCAATGGGCCGTTGCCAATGACGTTGCTCCGTCAATTATCGCAGTCTGACATAGAGCGCCTGCTTCTGGCACAGCGCCTGCGCAACAGCGCGCTGGTTTCTGCCTTGAGTGCAGAGTCGGGGCGACTGGATGCAGTGTCGGCCTCAGATTGAGAAAGCCGCCCTGACCCTCGGCATGGTGACCAAATCTGGCCCGGAGTGGGCCTTAACCTTACCGTTGGGTCAGCTCTACCGACACTGCCGACAGGCAAGCGAACTATTGAAGCGTGATTAACTATGGCCGGAAAACAGCTTAAAGCCTCCATCATCGTTGACCTACTGGGTAATGTGTCCCAGCAGGCTCGCTTGTGGTCACAGAGCCTATCAAATATGGGTCATCGTGGTGGGTTAGCGCTGCGTGGTATGGGCAGCAGTGTCCGAGGCCTGGGGGATGGCCTTGGGCGCTTAGGGCAGCAATCTACCCGCTCGGTAGGCTTGCTGCACACTGGATTACGCAAGGCGGCGAGTGGCTTTGATGCGCTGGAGGCGCGGGCGGGTGCGGCGTATGGCGGCGTGTCTCGCCTGTATGCGTTGATGGCCGGAGGCGCGGCTATCTATGGCATGAATAAGTGGTTTATTGATCCGGCCTCCCGTTTTGAAAACTACACCATCGGACTGAGTTCTCAATATAAAGGCGATCAGAAACGGGTAAAGGAGACGTTAGCCTGGGCGGTTAAAAACGCCAAGGATTCAACCTGGGGTCTGGATGGCGTGATGAAGGAGTATACCTCCAGTATGGGGTTTGGCATGTCAGATCATCAAACCCGGCAATTCATCACCATGTTGCAGGATCAGGGGGCCTACCGCGGCTGGGATTTAAGTGCTGCGCAAGGGGCTTCCATGCAGTTGAAACAGATGTATGCCCGGCAAAGCATACAGGCGGCGGATGCCAATATTCTGACCGGCTATGGCATCAACGTCTACCAGGTGCTGGCAGAGAAGTTAGGCCGGGACGTCAAACAGGTGCGACAGGATGGCGAGAAAGGAAAACTCGGGCCGAAGTCTATTGCGCTGTTGTTCCAGGCACTGCGTGAACAGGCCAAAGGCGCACAAAAAAATGCCATGAACTCCTGGACAGGGCTAACAGCACAAATGGGCGATACCTGGGAGGACTTCTCTCGCCGGGTTATGGATAAAGGCCCTTTTAAGGTACTGAAAGGCCAGCTACGGGGTTTTCTTGATACCTATGACGCCGCAGATAAGTCAGGCTTGCTGGATCAGTATGCCACTGCCGCCGCTGGCGCATTCACCGGGCTGTTTGACCGTGCCCGGCAAGGCGTCGCCCTGTTTAATCAGGGACTCGGAAAGGTTAACGCGACCTTGCAACAGCTACGGGATGCCGGGTTCGGTGATGTGCTCGACAAGATTGCCAACGGTGCAATGACTGCCGGTAAGGCTATCATCGCGCTGTATGTTGCCCAAAAAGCGTTACGCATTGGCGGAGCCATCGGTGGGGCCATTTTGCGTCCAGCGTGGCGTATAGGCACTGCGCCGGTACGCTATCCCTACCGGGCTTATCGATGGCTACGTAACCGGAAAAACCCGGCACCGCCCGGTGGGGCCGTTCCTCCGCTGGAGCCGTTTGCCTTTCCGGGCATGGGCTTCCCCTCCCAGATGAATGTATTTGTAACGAACTGGCCTGCAGGTGGGCTAGGTGGCGCAGGCGGGGATATCTATAGCACTGCCGATGGCAAACGCAAACGCGGCCCCGGTAAAGGCCGTGGCCGTGGAGTCAAGGTCACCCCGGCTGCGCTACCCGCAGCGGTAAAACCCGGTGTATTACAACGACTGTGGCGCGGAGCTACGGGATGGATAGGACATATCCCTGGCATGGGTAAGGCCGGTGCGGCCGGGGGGCGAATTTTATCGGGTATTTCGGGGGCTGCGCGTAGCGGGTTGGGAAAAGTGGCTGGTCTATTCGGTGGCCTGGCGGGGTCTGGCTTAGGCCGTGCGCTAGGCTTCGGGGGACGCTTACTCGGGCGTCTGGGAGGCCCGGCAATGGCCGCATTGTCCGTTGCGCCGATCCTGATGGATGAAACGGCGAGCAGCCGGGAGAAGTCCGGGGCTGTCGGTAGTGTCGCCGGTGGTACGTTGGGTGGAGCTATCGGCTCTCTGGCCGGGCCAATCGGTACGGTTGCAGGTATGGCACTGGGCAGCTATCTCGGCGAGAACCTGGGGGGCTGGTTGGATGGTGTTATCAGTAAATGGCGCGGTGATGATGCCAAGGCGCAACAACAACCTAAAGCCGAGGCCGCTGTACGCCTGATTGCCCCGGAGGGTTGGGGGATGCAAAGCGCCGAAGTGAAAGAAAATGGCCTTGGGCTCGGTGTTGATTTTTACACCGGTGATAACTTTGTCTCGTACTGAGGTAGATGATGACGGAAACAGGTAAAGGCTCCTTTCGCGGTGTCCCGTTCCTGATCGCCCGTGAGCAGCGCGAGCGAGGCGGTCGCCATATTGCGAAACGGGAATACCCGCTGCGCGAGGCGGGCGGTGCCGATGATATCGCCCCAAAAATCCCCGAGTTTACATTCACGGTGTGTCTGGTGGGTAAAACGGCCCAGCAACAGCGCGCACGCCTGCGTGAAGCCTTGTACGCTCCTGGGAAAGGTGAGTTATCCCATCCCGACTTTGGCACGTTGAATGTCCTGATTGATACATTTGACTGCCGCTATAGCGCCGATGAGCTGGACTATGTGGAGTTTACGATAACGGTCATTCCGGCGGAGTCATCGACCGCACCGGAGGCCAGTAAAGATACAGCCTCTACCGTTAGCCTCCAGAGCAAAAGTACGCTAGATACCCTGTTTGATACTTTGGGTGATGCCTGGGCTTTTGCCAGCACCTCCCTGCACGATGTGCAGGCCGTTATCGATACGGTCACCGATAAAATTGGTGCTATCGAGAGTGCGATCACCGGTCTGGGTGTAGGCCATGATATTTCATCATTTATGGGATCGCTGGCCGCCATGCGCGGCACTGTGTCATCGCTTATCACGACCCCGGCACGTATGGCTACAGCCTTTGCCGGTATCTTCTCCGGGCTGCGGGCCATGACGCAATTTCCCGCGTTGGCATTAAAGGCAAAAGCCGGGATCAATACTGCCGAACGTGGCAGCAGTAACAATGCCGCCGCCCGCCAGCAGCAGGCTGAAACCGCGATGCAGATCTACCGCACCTGCGACACGTTAACGCAAACCCTGACACGACAAGCGCGCCAGCAGGTCGTTGATGGTGTACAACCCGCGACCGTAACGGGGATCCGCCAGTTATCACAAACCCTGATTAATGCGACCGCTATTGTCCGCGTGCAGATGGCCTCTGAACTATTAACTGCCGCTATTGATCGCGTATCCGCGCAGCATAGCGAGAATGTACCCCAGAATGGCCTCTCATCCTCTGCCCCCGTTGCAGATAGCGGGTGGTCATCCATTACCGCCCCGTTATTGGAGAGTACGGGAGACATTGATGTGGTAAGCCGGGATATTGGCGACACCCTGGATCAATGTGTGATCAACACATCGGATTTAGGGCAAACAGCGTGTGCGATGCAGTTAAAACGCCTGCGACTGGCATTGATTGATGACATGAATACCCGAGGTCTCAATCTCCCCGCCAGCCAGCAGTTTTCGTTGCGCAGAACAGAGCCTGCACTGGTCACATTGTACCGGCGTACAGGACACGCGCGCGCATGGCAACGTTTTGTACGTCGTAATGGTATTCGTCACCCGGCTTTTGTTCTGGGCGGGAGCCAGGTGGAGATCCTCGATGGCGAGTAATGTTGAGCTGTTCATTGATGGGGTCATTTTCACTGGGTGGATCTCAGTCAGGGTCACTCGCTCTATTGAGCGTTTGGCGGGGGATTTTGAGCTGGACATTATGATGCCCGGACAGCCCGCGCCGCACAGTTTCCGCACGGGCCAACCGTTAAAACTCACCATTAACGGGCAAACGGTGATCACCGGTTATCTCGATGTGGTAAAGCAAAAAATCACCGAGGACTCACTCACGGTCTCGGTACAAGGCCGCGATAAAACGGGGGATCTGGTTGACTGCTCGGCGATTTATGCTGGCGGTCAGTGGCGGAACCGGACGCTGGCCCAGATTGCAGAGGATTTGTGCCGTCCCTTTGGCATCAAGGTTATCTGGGCTCTTAACGATACCACTGCCGCCAAACCGTTCACCAGCTTCACGCTTGAGCTGTCAGAAACGGTCAGCGACGCCCTAACGCGCGCCGCGCGGCATCGTGGTGTCCTGGTTACCAGCAATGCCGACGGCGATCTGGTTTTTACCCAAGCAGGGAATATACAAACCGATACGCTCACCCTGGGAGAAAATCTGCTGGCATGTGATTACAGCGATGACTGGCGTAACCGTTATAGCGAATACCAAATTAAAGGCCATAGTGGCGGCGGTGGTAAAAGTGGCGATGCCAAAACAGCGGCTCTCATTGCCGCACCCAAGGGAAAGGCCGATGACCATGTGATCACACGCTACCGCCCCCGCGTCATTCTGGCCGATCACAAAATTGATGCGGCCAGCGCACGGCAACGAGCGCTACGCGAAGAGCGCCGGGCATTGGCCCGTTCAATCAGTTTTACAGCCCAGCTTCGAGGGTGGTTTAGGGATAACGGCAAACTCTGGGAGCCGAACCTGTTGACGCGAGTCAGTGCGGCACGAGTGGGTGTCGATGTTCAGGCATTGCTGATAAGTCGTGTCGAGTTTGCTCTCGATATCCGAAGCGGTGAAACCACCACTCTCACGTTGGCACCTCGGGACGCCTTTATTGTTCCGGCAGAGCCAGACAGAAGCGGAGCTGGCAGCACCGGTGGTGGTATTGATGCGATGGTTAACAGTTGGCTGAATCAGGGAGGAAAACTGGATGAATGACCCCCTGTTACAGCGTATGTTTGCCCCCCTGATGCGCCGCATTCAGCTGATGCTGGGACGGGCAGTGTTAACCGGTATCAATGACAGCTTAAAGGCGCAGAACGTGCAGCTGACTGCGCTGGCGGGGGAAACGCTCGATGATGTAGAACGGTTACTGCAATACGGGCAAATCAGCGTCCCGCTCTCTGGTGCAGAAGCCATTATTGCCTGCATCGGAGCACAGCGGGATCAAACCGTGGTGCTGGTTGCCGAAGACCGGCGCTATCGCCCAACCGGACTACCGGCGGGCGACTCCGGGCTATATCACTATGAGGGGCATCGTATCCGGCTAACCAAGGATGGCCGCTGCATCATCACCTGTAAGGCGCTAGAAGTGTATGCAGACGATCAGGTGCTCATCGATACCCCTAAGACCATTTTTACCGGTGATGTTGAGGTGCAGAAAAATCTGCATGTTTTAGGCAACTTCGAACTGGATGGCACCGGCTCCGCCAAGGGCGACTTTACGATGTCCGATGCGGTGATTGCAGGTATTCGTTATAGCGGCCACCGCCACCAAGAGACCCAGAGCATTACAGGAGGCCCACAGTGAGTATTGCCATTATCTGGGAGGATGGTCTCGGGACGTTCGCCATGAATGGCATGGATTTTTTGACGGATAACAGTGTGACCACGGATGTGATTATCTCTCTGTTTACCGACCGGCGAGCCGAGCCGTCTGATGCGCTCCCAGATGGCAGCCACGACCGACGCGGGTGGTGGGCAGACAGTTATCGCCGTCGTCCTATTGGTTCCCGTCTATGGCTATTGTCCCGCGAAAAGACGCTCACCTCAGTATTACGCCGGGCAAAAAATTATGCCGAAGAGGCACTGGCCTGGATGAAAACAGCGGGACTGATAACGGCACTACAGGTTGAGGCGACAGTGCCACGCCACGGTGTGCTGCATCTCGCTATCCGGTTAACACTGCCGGATGGAGCCATAACGCCATTTGTGTTTAAAGCAACATTCAAAGGGTTTTAAATGCCGTATCAACAACCGTCACTTTCACAGTTGATTATTCAAACGCAGCAGGATGTCGAGCAACACTTGCCTGGCTCTCTGCCGGGTTCACGTGAGACCACGGTGCACGCCATCGCTTATGCGCAGGCGGGGTTATCCGCAATGGAGCATGAGCATTTGGCGTGGATCAGTCGTCAAATTATCGCCTCAGATGCTGATGAAGATGAACTGCTAAAGCACTGCGCGTTCTGGGGCGTTATTCGCAAACAACCGAGTCGTGCCGCTGGCCCCGTCAATCTGGCTTACTATGATACGGCGAACCTCGCCGCTGATACACGGTTACAACGCGCGGATGGCGCACTGTTTCGCGTCAGTAAGGCTATCAGCGGTAATGCTGGTACTGTCCAGGCGGCGTTGGAGGCAGTCGAGCCGGGGTTAGCCGGAAATTGTCCCGAGGGGACAATATTAACATTCGTGACACCCGTTGCGGGGATCCAATCTGAGGCTATTGTCGCCCCCGGAGGATTAACCGGCGGCGCAAATGTCGAGTCTGTTGCAGAATTGCTCTCGCGTCTATTATTTCGAGTCCAGTACCCACCCAGCGGTGGCACAGCATATGACTATGTGCGTTGGGCACGCGAGGTCCCTGGTGTTACCCGTGCATGGTGCCTACCACGGCTGAATGGCGGAGGTTCAGTAGGTGTCGCATTTGTTCTGGATAATAACCCCGATATATTCCCAACTGAGACAGATATAAAACGAGTACAGGACTATATCGCAGGTCATCGTGATCCGGCTACGGGGTATATGACTGGGAGCCCTGAGGGCATTATCGTTAATATGGTGAAGCTGACGCCTAAGCGGGTTAACTTTCAAATTCGCATTGCTCCCAAGACACCAGAGAATCAGGCAGCAGTGAAAAAAGCGTTATCGACCCTGTTTTATAACGAGGCCAAGCCTGGGGATGTTATTTTTGTCTCGGCGTATGTGCGGGCGATCTCCGGTGTGATGACGCTGAATGATTTTGAGCTACGCTCACCGAGTGAATCCTCTAGTGCCAGTAACACGGAACTGCTAACGCTGGGAGAGATTACATGGTTATGACCCCCCATCAGCGGGCGTTAATGTTGTTGTTACCCGAAGGTAAGGCATGGAATAAAGCGCCAGAGGCATCGCTAGCATCGCTGTGTGGTGGGCTATCACAATCATCAGCACGAGTTAGCGAAGCGGGTCGCCAGTTATTACATGAGCGCTTCCCCAGTTCGGCTACGCTCCTGTTGACAGATTGGGAGCGATTTTTAGGGCTGCCCGACTGTGATATTGGCGATGCAGGCGTGGCCGAGCGACAAAACTATGCCGCCAATAAAATGCGCTTAAAGCCTAGTGTGAATCGGTATTTTTATATTGAGTTAGCTGCACAGTATGGTTTTCGCATCGAGATAACAACCGCGCCAGAGAGTCAATGGGTCAGTATTATCACGATAAAAGACCATATCACGTATAGAAATATGAATGTGCTTGACCATGTGCTCACCCCGCTGCGGGTTTATGACGCCGGGATACTGGAGTGTTTATTAAATCGTTATAAACCTGCATGGCAAGAGTTTCGTTATGTGTATGACGCACCGACGGAGAAGTAAATGTATTTTTTAGATAATAATAGCGGTATTGCGACTATGCCTCCGCTGTCGGCGGCACAAAGTACCACGCCACGCTGGTTTTCCGAAGGGGATGGCGCCAAGGGGATTAGTTGGCCTGGGCAAGACTGGTTTAACATCGTGCAAGCCGAGTTGCTCGCCATTTTGAACGTGGCAGGCCTGCGCCCGGATAAGAGCAAATTAAACCAGTTGGCACTGGCAATCAAAGTGATTGTGGGCAATGAGGCATTATTGAAAAATAACTGCCTGAGTGAAATTGCCCAAGCGGGTGCCGCTGCACAGAAAAAAGCACGGGACGCGCTGGGACTGGGCGCACTGGCAACAAAAGACAGCCTCGGGCCAGCGGATGTTAACGCGTTGGCAAAAGACCAGAATCTAAACGATGTGCCGAGCAAGGCCGAAGCCCGTAAAGCCCTTGAACTCGGGAATAGCGCTACCCGTAATGTCGGCACAACATCGGGTACGGTAGCCGCTGGTGATGATGGCCGTATTATCGGCGCGATGCAGAAAAACCAGCATGGTGCAGACATTCCCGATAAAGCGCGCTTTATCAATAACCTTGGTTTG